CTTCGTTTGACCGAAGAAGGTGAGTGTGACATTCTTATGCAGTCGGTCTCTAGAAAAAGAAACTTTGTTCAATGTGTCAAGCATTACAAGATTAACAATATCAAGGGAGAGCCTAACCCCTACGATGCTGGTGAAGACCTCGTAAGAGATGCAACCAAAAGATTTATCGCCTTGGGTAAAAACAACACTCCATTTTAAGGATTGAAATGTCTAAAAATGCTGCAAGAATCTCAAAGAAACAAATTAAAGCGGAAATTCTCAAATCAGGCAGAGATCCGGTTTATTTTATCAACAATTACGTAAAAACTGTCCACCCAGTTCGTGGCGCAGTCCCTTTCAAAACTTACCCTTTTCAAACAGAGCTTTTAAAAGAATTTCAAAACAATCGCTACAACATTATCCTTAAAGCAAGACAGTTGGGCATCTCTACTTTGAGTGCATCCTATATTCTTTGGATGATGTTGTTTTCTCAAAACAAAAACATTCTTGTTATTGCAACAAAACTTCAAACAGCAGGGAACTTGGTTAGAAAAGTCAAGCAAATGATGAATTCTCTTCCTAGTTGGATGAGGATTGCATCGATCAAGATTGATAACCGAACTTCTTTTGAACTTTCAAACGGCTCACAAATCAAAGCATCTGCGACTTCTGCTGATGCAGGTCGTTCAGAGGCTCTTTCTCTTTTGGTTATTGATGAGGCCGCTCACATTGAGAACATGGACGAGCTTTGGGCTGGTCTTTATCCTACAATTTCAACCGGTGGTCGCGTTATTGCACTTTCTTCTCCAATGGGTGTTGGGAACTGGTTCCATAAAATGTGCGTTGGAGCAGAAAATAGTGAAAACGACTTCTTTTTGACCACTTTGCCTTGGGATGTTCACCCCGAAAGGGATGATAACTGGTTCAAAAAGGAAACAAACAACCTCCCTCAAAGGAAAATTGCACAAGAATACCTTTGTTCTTTCAACGCTTCCGGTGAAACCGTTGTTCACGCCGACGATCTTACTTATTATGAGAAGAAAGTGGCAGTTCCAAAGTACAAGTCCGGATTTGATCGGAACTATTGGATCTGGAAAGAAGCAGAAAAAGGTAAAAACTACCTCATTTCAGCAGATGTTGCAAGGGGTGACGGAAGAGATCACTCTGCTTTCCATGTTATTGACGTTGAAGAGATGGATATCGTAGCAGAATACTGCGGGAAGCCTTCAATCGACCTTTTTGCCACTTTTTTACAAGATGTCGCAAGAGAATATGGAAATCCTCTTATGGTTGTCGAAAATAACAACATTGGATACGCAGTTTTAGAGAAATTAATCGAAGCGGGGTATCCAAATCTCTACTTTTCGATCAAAGGGACAGGAGAGTATATTGATTCTTTCACTGCCGAGACAAGAACCGGCTCTGTACCCGGTTTTTCAACTTCTCACAAGACCAGACCTCTGATTATTGCAAAGTTGGAAGAATTCATCAGAAATAAACTACTTAATATCAAGTCAAATCGCCTTGTGCAAGAGTTGAGAACGTTTGTTTGGAACAATGGTCGACCAGAGGCAATGAAAGGTTACAACGATGACCTTACAATGTCTTTGGCGATTGCCTGCTGGGTTAGAGACACTGCCATTGTGCAAGGAAGAAGAAATGATGACTTTAAAAGAGCCTTGATTGGTGGAATTATGTCAACAAGATCCGGATTAGATGTTAGAGTTCCGGGCCAAAAAGACTATAATAGAAGTGCAGATCTGCAAAGAAAAGCAAGACAAGCTGCGAAACAACAAGAACAATTTAGCTGGGTATACAAAGGATAAAAAATGGCTGCTCCGAAAAATGATAAAGGCAACAGAAACCCTAATTCTAATCTTTTCCAAAGATTGACTAGGCTTTTCTCTGGTCCGATTGTTAATTATCGCTCTCAAACCTATCGAAAAGAGCGAAGAAGGCAGATGGATAAGTACAACTTTACGTCTGCTTCTGGTAAACAATTCAAAAAATCTATTCACGATCCATTCGCCAATACAACCTACAATTATGTTGCATCCCAAGGGCGAGCAGAAAGATACGCAGACTTCGAGCAAATGGAGTATATGCCAGAGATCGCGTCAGCCATTGATATTTACGCAGATGAAATGACAACTTCTACCTTCATCAACAATCTTTTAACAATTGACACTAGGAATCAAGAGATTAAACATATTCTAGAAGAACTTTATATGGACATTTTGAATGTTGAGTTTAATCTTTTTGGATGGTGTCGTTCGATGTGCAAGTTTGGAGACTTCTTTCTTTATTTAGACATCGAAGAAGGAAAAGGTATCACAAATGCCATTGGACTTCCAACGCACGAGCTTGAAAGGTTGGAAGGTTTGGATAAAACAAATCCAAACTATATTCAATACCAGTGGAACTCGGGTGGTTTAACTTTTGAAAACTGGCAAGTTGCTCATTTCCGAATCTTAGGAAATGATAAATATTCTCCCTATGGAACTTCTGTTTTGGAACCAGCGAGAAGGATTTGGCGACAATTAACCCTGATCGAAGACGCAATGATGGCTTATCGCATTGTTCGCTCTCCGGAAAGAAGGATCTTCAAGATTGAAGTTGGTAACATTCCTCCACAGGAAGTGGAACAGTATGTCCAAAGGGTTATGACTCAAATGAAGAGGAATCAAGTCATTGATCCTGATACTGGCCGTGTTGACCTTCGCTATAACCCTCTTTCTGTTGAAGAAGATTACTTCCTTCCCGTGCGAAACGGAGTAGGCTCTGACATTTCTTCTCTGGCCGGTGGGCAGTTTACCGGTGATATTGACGACGTAAAATATCTTCGTGCTAAGTTGTTTGCTGCTTTGAAAGTTCCAGAGTCTTACCTTGCCGGCGGAGAGGCTGGTGGTGAAGTCGAAAAAGGGGCTCTAGCGCAAAAAGACGTTCGCTTTGCAAGAACAATTCAAAGGCTGCAAAGATCGGTGATCTCTGAATTGGAAAAGATCGGGATCATTCATCTTCACACTTTGGGTTATAAAAATAAAGATCTTGTTTCTTTTAAGCTGCGTTTGAGCAACCCATCTAGAATTGCAGAGCTTCAGGAATTGGAATACTGGAGAACCAAGTTTGATATTGCTGCATCTGCAACTGAAACTTACTTCTCTCGTCGTTGGATTGGTGAGAATATCTTCAACCTTTCTGAGGCAGACCAGTTGAGAAACGAAAGAGAGCAGTTCTATGACCGTGTGTTTATTTCAGAGTTGGAAAAAGTCGCAGAAGTGGCAGAAAATGAAAGAGGTGGAATTGGTCCCGCCGGCGGAGATGACCTAGTCGGAGATGCTGCCGGGACAGATGCTGGAGAATTAGACACTGGTCTAGACTTGGATCTGGGCGGGGAAGCAGAAACCCCGGCTCCCGAGACCGGCGGTGATACCGGCGGAGGAGGCGGAGAAGAGCCTATGCTGCTAGCCACTCCGGGCAAGAGAGATGACGAAGAATATAAATACGAAAAAGATGGAATGACAACAACTTCCAAATCAAAAGGAAAGTGGTATAAACCAGTCACTAGTGATAAAAGGACATCACTGGCTCCAAAAAAGAAAAACTACAAAGCAAAGTATTCAGATCGTTCCGCTAGTAGATCTAAAGAGAATATCTTTCCGGATTTTAATTCATTTGTAAGATCGAGCAGAGGGATGTATGAGGGAAAAGGATCTAATTATTCAGATGTTATAAACAACACAAGAGAAGTGGATAAGCTCTTGAAAGAATTGGAGAATAAAGATGAAAACTAAAAAGCTCAAGCATAATAAGAAAAGAAACACTGCTTTTCTTTATGAGTGTTTAGTCAGGGAAATGACAATCTCAGTATTAAACAAAGATAAAGAGAAGGCCGCAAAGATTAAAGATTGTCTTAAAGAGTTTTTCAAAAAAGGTACAAATCTGAATAGGCAATTGGATACCTATAAGACTCTTTACAATACTACCAACTGCTCTTTGAATAATGCTCATCGCCTTCTTCACGAAGCGAAAGATAAAAATTACAAGATTGATGAAAAAGAGCTTTTCAACGAGCAAACAAGATTGATCAATTTCATGAACAAAGAGTTGGGTTCTGGTATTTTCAATTACTTTCTTCCCAATTATAAAACAATCGCTTCTATTTCACAGATCTTCAATAGGGATACGAGTGTTAAAAACCGCGTTCTGTTGGAGAATGAAGTTGTTAAAGGAATGTTGAAACCAATCCAAGAAAAGAAAGAAGTTGTTACAGACAATCTTGTTTTTGATGTTTTTATGAAAAAGTTCAACGAGAAATACGGAGAAGATCTCTTCGAAGAACAAAAAGATCTGATCAAAAGATATCTTTTCTCCCTAGATGGCTCCAATTCTGAGGTTGTTCTCTTCTTGGAGCAGGAAATGGAAAAAATTGAAGCTGATCTTCGTTTGATCGAAACAAAAGAGATCAACCCACAAGTTAAAGATAAGATTTCCAAAGTAAAACAGACCCTCAAAGAGGCGGAGCAGATTGACGACAAAATGGTCCTTAAAATTCTTAAAATCCAGCAGCTTATAAGAGAGTTCAAGAATGTTTAAGATTAAAATTCAACCTCCGGGCTATCATAAAGAGATTGAAATTGAATGCATCAAGACCTTGAATGGCGATCTAATGTTTAATAGTCATCCTGAATTCGATATACATTTGGATGTGAAAAACAAAAAGGTTATCACCGTTGCAAAGCAGGAGCACGGTGCAGACGCTTATCCGATTCAAGATGAGTTTTTAAATTATCTATGTCAAAAAGGTGCAACAGATTACACGTCCATTAAAGCCGGCTATGTTCCAAACTCTTTGGGTGCGAAACTGTTAGAGCCAAAAGATGATGACTTAAATTCTTTCGATGTTGTTATTTTTCTAATCCACAAGTATCTAAAAGAAAACGAAAAGTATATTAATTTTATTGAAACTTTTGAAGATCAATATGAAGAAGATCTGACCAATCCAACACCGGAAGAGTCCACGGAGCTTGGCGAAGTTCCACACAAAGAAAGACAAGGATCAGTTCCTCCTAATAAATATTATGGATATGGTTATGGATACAGGCCCTATGTCTATGAGGGCATTGAGAAGGATAATTGATGGATTTATTTTATTTTTTGCTAGTTGGTTTTGGAATGACACAGATTTTGGTTTATGGTTTTATTTTTGATAACATTCGTCCAAAGCATCATTTTTTTCATTGTCCGATGTGCGTCGGTTTTTGGGTTGGGGTTTTTTTGTGTACAATAAATCCCTTTGTATCACTATTTAATTTTGATGTCACAATAGCAAATTGCTTTTGTTTGGGTTGTTTAAATTCAGGGACAGCATATGTTTTGTGTAATCTTTTTGGAGACTCTGGAATAAGAGTAGAAAGGAGCTAACTATGTGGATCGAAAAATGGAAATTGCAACCAGTTCGACGCTGCTGTAAAGGTAAGTAGCTCGTGCCGCTTGCGGCGGCGTTCAAAAAGTAAAAGGGACTTGTATAATGTCAAAGAAGTTGTTAACAGAGTTTTATGAATTATGCCCCAACGGGGTTTGCGAAGATATATTAACTGAGTCGGAAAAAAGAATGGTTAGGGAAAACGGTGCTCTTTTTCTTTCTGGTGTGATCCAAAGAGCAGAGCATTTGAATGGTAATGGCAGAGTTTATCCCCGACCTATCCTGCAAAGAGAAATGGACACTTATCGCAGACTGATCGAAGAAGGAAGAGCAGTTGGTGAATTAGATCACCCAGACTCTTCTGTTGTTAACCTTCGTAATGTTTCCCACAAAGTTACTGATTGTTGGTGGGATGGTAATAATGTTTATGGAAAATTGCAAGTGCTGAATACACCTTCTGGCCAAACTCTTCGCGCTTTGGTTGAAGGTGGAGTTAAGATTGGGATTTCATCGCGTGGATTGGGCTCTGTTGTTGAGTCTGCCGGCAGAACATTGGTAGAAGATGATTTCCAACTTATCTGCTTTGACATTGTACAAGAACCTTCTACTTCTGGTGCTTTTCTTTTCCAAGAAGAAAAACAAAGGCTTCACGAAAACAAAAATGTAAAAATCAATTCACTTTTAGACGATATTTTAAAGGGATAATATGAAGATCAATCTCGAAAAGCTAAAAAACATTATCAGACCCATTGTTAAAGAAGTTATTGAAGAATCTTTGACAAAAGACGGCCTTTTAGCTTCTATTATTCAAGAGACAGCAATTGGCTTGGCTAAGGCACAAGTTATTGTCGAAGAAAAGAAAACCAATCAATCTCAAAAGATTAGAGTGGAAGAACAAAATAGAAAAAATCAAGAAGCAAGAAAAAAGCTTTTGGATTCGATTGGGAGCCAAAGGTTCAATGGTGTGAATGTTTTTGAAAACACAAAGCCAATGACTGCTCAGGAAAGCAGCCGTTCCCCTTTGGCAAATCAAGATCCAAATGATGCTGGTATTGATATTACAGCACTCCCGGGAATGGGAAACTGGTCTAAACTAATTTAAGGGAATAAAATGGCTACAAATGTAAAAATCTTTAAAAGAAAAAATGAAACAGAAGAAAACCTTGTTAGGCGATTCATCAAAAAGTGCAAAAAAGAAAGGATCGTTGAAGAAGCAAGGGAAAGAAAAGAATATCTTAAACCTTCTGTAAGAAAGAGAAGAAAGCGCGAAAGAGCGCAAAGACAAAGAGAAAGAGATGCTCGAAAGGCTGCAAAGCAGTTTGAAAAGTTCAAGGCAAGAAAAAGGAATAAATCAAAATGACTTGGAAATATTACGATGCTGGAATTGGAAACACCGCGTCTTATCAAGTGAGTGGACACCCATGGGTAACCGGTTCTGCATTAACTCAAAATACAACTGTTGAGATTTCTTTTCCCTTTGTCACAAAGGCATTTACTGTGATCAACAAAGGTACTAACGATCTTCGTGTTCATTTTAAAAACAACGCTAACGCAAAAGCAGATCACTATGTCACGGTCAAGAACACCGGTTCTTTGCCGCAAGGATATCGCTTCGAAGTTAAATGTGACAAAATGTATATTACAGAGCCAAACTTGGCTGCTGGCTCCTACGAAGTCTTTGCAGAGTTGACAAGGATTGATGACGCTAGAATGTTTGCTCTAACAGGCTCTGGAATTGACGAATAATGACTAGAAGATATACTGACTCTTCTTTTGTTATTCAGACTTTGGCAGAACTTTCCAGCCAAAGAGATAAGACGATCGATCAGGTTCCTTTTTCAATTGGGCCGTTAACAGCAGCGGGGTTGCATCAAAGAGACAATGCTTATATTGTTTCAGAAAGAGAAAACCCAAAAGATTTTTTACTTGAGGTTGAAAACATGAATTTTAATTTTAGAGAAATTACAGAAAGCACAACGGCCACTGCAAATGACCGTGTGATTGGTGTTAAAACAACCACTGCTGAGGCTTCTGTTACAATCAATCTTCCCGCTGCTGCAACCGTTAGGAACGGCTTTGTGCTTATTGTTAAAGACACCGAAGGAAGTGCAGCAGATTATAACATTGTTGTAGATGCATATGGATCTGAAACAATTGATGGCGAAGCGACCTTCACGATTACTAAAAACTATGCTGCTATCAACTTTGTTACAAACGGCTCCAACTGGTTTGTTTATTAATAAAAGGATATAGAAAATGGCTTATAAACAGGGTGCAGAGGTAGATGGTGTTGGTGGCGCAGGAGCGGTTCAATATATTGAAGCCGGCACGACAGTTACTGGTAGCCAAGATATTAAAGCTTTGGAAACATCCGTTCTTATCAACAACAGACACCTCTCTCTAACTGGTGCTGTTGGGGAACTTGAAACCCCGGCAACTCTTTATTTTTACTCTGGTGTTGAAGGTGGTGATAACATTCAAGTAGATGGAAACGGACTTCAAATTAACTCTTCCACATCTGCTTATCTTAACGGTTCCACTATTGGAGAGATCTCTGCCCAAGAAGTTGGCCTTTCTGGTTCAAATTCCGTTGCTCTACACTCGGACTCTGGCTTGGTGCAGTTGAGCGCATCTTCTGGTGTGCAGATCACGGGCTCTTTGAAAGTTGTTGGTAAATTAACAACTACTTCTGGTCGCATCCAAAACTACAGAGCGGCTGAAACAACTTCGATCACTGTGGAAACAACCGATCATATTTTAGGTGTCAAGCCAACAACAGCAGGTGGAGAAGTTACAGTTAACCTTCCTGCCGCTGCTGATGCTGGTGAGGGTTATGTTCTTTTGATCAAAGACGTTGAAGGTGGGGCGGGAACTAATAACATTGTTGTCGATGCCTCTGGATCTCAAACAATTGATGGCTCTGCTACTTTCACTATTGAAACAAACTATGCAGCAGCTAACTTTTTCACTGATGGTTCTAATTGGTTTGTTTATTAATAAAGGAATATTAAAATGGCTTATTTGATAGGCGGAGGTGGCGGAGCATCACTCCCAACATCTACAACAGGAAGTTATGATTTCCTTGTTCCTAATCTGACGGGCGGCTGGCAAAAAGCAAACAGAGTCCTTACAGGGGTGGATTACAATGCAGATGAGTGGACTGAAGTTGACACATCGGATGCATCTAGCACTACATCTGTCACCCAATCAGGCTCTGCGGTTATTTTGGAAATTGACTCCCCTACTTCAGCTACAGTGCAAGGGTTTGCTATAAAAAAAGCATTGGATATGCCTAACGTGCTTGTTTATGGACACCTAGCTTGTAGTCATGGGTTTTTCCTACAGGTCTATCCGGCTGCTGGGTATACGCGGACATTAGATAGTATGAGCAAAGGCGGGTCCACAGCGCAAACTTATTACGGCTCAACTCGCGACGGCTCAACCACCAATACATATATGGGCACTTTAAATCCGGCTACAACAGGTCTTTGGTGGTCATTTCGAAAAACCAGTGATGCCATGGGTTTCACTTGGGGAACATTAAACACAGCAGTCAGTCCATATATCGATCTAGAAGATTTTCAAAACTTTGTCGGTAGTGCAATTAAGGAGAACCCATCAGGCTATACTCATCGCGCCGGATCAACGGGGGTTTATGATAGTTTAACTCAAAAGTACGAACTATATCTTGGTGTTCAAACACCTGCTTCAACAGGAACATACACAGCGACTTTTAGCCATGTGGAGATTTTTCCATTATGAAAGTTAAAACATATACTGTAATCGACAATGCCACACAAAGTCTCTTGGTCGCCCCTTTTCCATTTATGATTCAAGAGGTGGCCCAAAAGCTTGCGGAGGAGCTTGGAGGTAATGCAACCGTAGTTGAACTTTGGGGATTGTCGGAGCCTTACAATCCGGTTGCAGACCCTGCCCAAAGTTGGGTTTACGACCCTGTTACAAAGGTTTTAAACATTGAAACACCTTAACGTATGGTGTTTATTAGAAATAACAACTATTTATTTATAAAATTTAAGTTTACTAGGAGTATAAAACATGTCTTCTTTGTTAGAGCAAGCAATCGTAGATGCAAAGGCATTAAAAGAAGTTGCAATTCAGAACGCGGAAAGAGCGATCATTGAAAAGTATTCCGACGAAGTTCGTTCTACTTTGGATCAACTTCTGGAACAAGAAGAGCCTGCTGGCGAAGAAGTTGGCAATGGTGACTTGGAACCGGCATTGGAAGAGGAAATTCCTTTTGCCCATAGGACTTCTGATATTGAGCCTCAAATGGTTTCCATTGACCTTCAACAACTGGAAGAAGAAATCAACAAAAGATTTGAAGGTGTGCTCGAAGAAAGAAAATCTTTTCTGATTGCAGAGCCAGAAGTTCTGGAAGAAGCCAGTTGTGGCGGACCTCACAAAGAAGACGAAGATGCAGTCTATATGGAAGAAGACGAAGAAGAAAAACTTGAAGAAGGCAAATGCCCTTCAGACTGTAAGTGTGAAAAGTGTAAAGAAAGACTCGAAGAAGAAATTGAATTGGATGATGATCTTTTCCTAGAAGAAGCGTTCCACTTGGATTATAAAACTCAACCCACAGGTCATGTTGGTGCTTTCACCGATTCTGAAATGGAATTGGCAATGGATCTTGAAGCAATCAAAGAAAAATATGAAGACAAGATTGAACACCAACAAGGAATTATGAAAGAAGCAGTTGAGATCATTGAAGATCTTGAAGCTAAAAACAAAAAATATGAGAATTACTTTGCGAAGCTTAAAGAAAGTTTTGCAAAAGTTAAATTAGATAACACAAAATTGATGTATACCAACAAGGCCCTGATGAACGACTCCCTTAATGAGCGGCAAAAACAAAAGATTGCCGAAAGTTTGTCAAGCGCCAAGAATGAAGAACAGGCTAAGATAATTTTTGAGACATTATCACAAAACGCAGTGGGAAGCGGCAAGTCTGCTCCAAAATCACTGAGTGAAGCAGTCGAGAAACGAAGTCTGTTGACAGTGACTCCTAAGAGAAAAGAAACTCAGGAGACTATTGAAGAAGCCATCTCTAGTCGTTGGAAGAGATTGGCAGGAATTAAAAACTAAAATTATAATTAAGGAGAAAACAAATGTCTGTATTGAAAACTTTGACAGAAGGCATTGTTGAGCGTGACCTTGCACAAGAAGGCAAAGCACTTCTTTCCAAATGGGAAAGAACTGGTCTTCTCGAAGGTCTCACTTCTGACTATCAGCGTCAGTCAATGTCTCGTCTGCTTGAAAACCAAGCAAAACAACTCTTGAAAGAAGCATCGTCCATGGCCGGCGGTGATGTGGAAGGCTTCTCTGCTGTTGCTTTCCCGATTGTTCGTCGTGTCTTTGGCGGTCTCGTTGCTAACGATATCGTTTCGGTTCAGCCCATGAGCCTCCCCTCTGGTCTGATCTTCTTCTTGGACTTTACCTATGAAGCTAGCCGATTTGGCAATACCGGCGGAGTAGAACCTCGTTCCATTTATGGTACTGATAAGGTGGCAAAAGGCATCCAGTCCGGTGTCAATGTCATCGACTCTGCTCGCGCCGCTTCGAATGGCGGTCCTTATCTGATGGGTGGGACTTATGGCTCTCCCACTGGTTCTTTGACGGTTACCTCTTCGAACGGCGATCTAGGTTACGCTGGTTTTGACTTGGACCCTGCCTCTATTACTAACGCAAACTTGAAAAAAATCCGCTTTGACCCGGATTTGGTTTCCCTCGGCGCTAGTAATTACATTCTGGAGGTTAGTGTTCCTAAAGCACTCTTTACCGCTAAAGAGTTGGATACTGATAACCTTGCAGCAATTGAGTGTGATGGTACAGACATCAACGCATTGCTCAACACTACTCATACCGATGGGAACACCAAGCAACTGCGTCGTTTGACGCAGTACAACAGTGCTGGTGATAACATTCTTTTCTACTGGTCTACTTCTGTCGATGTTACCTCTGTCGGAGCAGGGGCCGGCCCTGAAGCGAATGGTGTGTTCCAACTTCCGATCAAAGACAATTTTAACGCATCCTCCACCGCCATTGGTGCTGTTGTTGGTGCTGATCCTTGGGGTCTTGAAGGTGCTGATGATGAGCCCAATGGCACCTTCGATGGTAAATCCCGTGACGAAATCCCGGAGATCGACATCAAAGTCGATTCGATTGCTGTCACTGCTCAGACCAAAAAGCTCAAAGCAAAATGGTCTCCGGAACTTGGTCAAGACCTCAACGCATACCACAACTTGGATGCAGAAGTTGAACTTACCTCGATTCTTTCCGAGCAGATTGCTCTTGAAATTGACCGCGAGCTTCTGAACGACCTCGTGAACGGCGCTACTGCTGCTACCCGTTACTGGTCGCGTTCCCCCGGTCTTTTCGTGGACCGAACCACTGGTGCTGAAATCGGCGCTGGTGTCACTGCACCGGACTTCACCGGTACTGTTTCCGAGTGGTATGAAACTCTTATTGAGACCATCAACGATGTGTCCGCAGAGATCCACACCAAAACTCTCCGTGGTGGTGCAAACTTCATTGTTTGTTCGCCGCAGATTGCAAACATTCTTGAGTTTACCTCTGGTTTCCGTGCTTCCGTCACTGCTGATGTTGCCAAAGGCGACATCGGTGCTGTCAAGACCGGTAGCCTTTCCAAGAAGTTTGACGTTTACGTTGACCCCTACTTCCTCAAGAACGTGATTCTTGTTGGTCGTAAAGGTTCTAGCTTCCTTGAAAGCGGTTATGTGTACGCACCTTATGTGCCCCTGCAAGTGACCCCGACCATCTTTGGTGTCGAAGACTTCGTGCCCCGAAAGGGTGTCATGACTCGTTACGCCAAGAAAATGGTCCGACCCGATATGTACGGTCTGGTTGTTTGTCGTGGACTTAACGGCGAAAGCGGAGCTTAATTGCTAACTTAGTTTAGCATATGGTTCTCCTCCTTTGAGTTAACCCCCTTCCTTTGTTGGTTGGGGGTTTTCTTTTGTCTTCAACTATTTATTAGAAAACCTTATGAATCGGGAGATCTAATGAATGGCTATCCCCACATTAACACCTGTTAGTCAAACAAGCAAAAATATCTTACCTGAAACTGGGTCTGTTGCAAATGTAACAAGCACAGCAGTTCCTTTTGGGATTTACCTTAATTCCACCGACTTCTTATCAGGAGCGGCAGATCAGGTGGATTATACCTACCGAAAGTTGGGTGGAGATCTTCTTGAAATTGAATTATCAGAAAAGCAAGTTTATACTGCTTATGAAGAAGCAACACTTGAATACTCTTATCTTGTAAACATTCACCAAGCAAAGAACTCTCTAGGCGATTCTTTGGGGGCTACAACGGCTTCTTTTGATCATTTGGGGGAGTACAAGGCTGGAACCCTTTCTTCGTCTTTAAGCGGTGGAAACGTGGCTTTAAAGTATACAAAATTCTCTTATGGTTATGCTAGAAGGTTTGGAGATGCAGCCGCCACAGAAGCAACTGTTGGAGGCACTCAAAACTTCTATTCCTCTTCGTTTACTTTGAAGGATGATGTGCAAGATTATGATCTGATCTCAGCAATTTCTTCTTCTGTTGACTCTGGTTCCCTACCAGCAACAATTGATTATCAAAACAAAAGAATTATGATCAGAAGAGTTTATTATCTTTCTCCTAGAGCAATCTGGAGGTTTTATGGGTATTATGGCGGTCTGGGCGCAACAGGCAACTTGAGCACTTATGGTCAGTTTGCAGACGATTCCACTTTCCAGTTGGTTCCAGTTTGGCAGAACAAGGCCCAAGCAGCCGAGTATGAAGATGCAATCAGAACCAGAACGTCCAACTATTCTTATGAGATTAGAAATAACAAGATCAGGATCTTTCCTATTCCGCCTTCTCTCTTGAACAACAAAAAGATGTGGTTTGAGTTTACTGTAGATGGAGATGCTTGGGAGGATGACGCAGATCGACCCTCCGGTGTTGATGGTGTCAACAATATGAACACTCTTCCGTTTGCAAATATTCCATTTGAAAGTATCAACTCGATCGGAAAGCAGTGGATTAGAAGGTTTGCCTTGGCCCTTTCAAAAGAAATGCTGGGACAAATTCGAGGGAAATTCAGCACCCTTCCAATTCCGGGTGAGTCTGTTACTCTTAACCACTCTGAATTGCTTTCACAAGGTAAAGAAGAACAAGATAAACTAAGAGAAGAACTAAAAACAATCTTGGATGAAATGACTTATCCAAAGTTAATTGAAACAGATGCTCAAATGACAGACAACGCACAAAAAGTTTTCACATCTGCTCCAAATTATATTTTGATGGGATAAGGAAGTAACAAATGTCAACAAACAACAAATGGTCACAGCCAGACGCTCCACCTCCTCCAATGTTTTTGAACCAGAAAGAAAGAGATCTGGTCAAGCAAGTCAACGATGAATTGATCGAGCGTGTCATTGGGCAAACTATTCTTTATTATCCCATTGATTTGGAGTTGACAAGCTTCCATCCTCTTTATGGGGAGTCTATGGAAAAGACTTTTCTTCCTCCGGTCAGGATTCACGCAATGGTTAAGTGGGATTCCCACGAAACAAATAATACAGGGTATGGGATTGATCGCTTAAGGAAGATCTCAATCAACTTTCACAAAAGAAGGTTGACAGAAGACCAAGACCTTTTTGTTAG